ACGACCCAATAAATATCAGGACGGTCAAGTGGTCCAGTCTTTTTATCCATGTGCAACTTCTCAAGTTGTCCACACAGACGAATGCCGACAATCATCAGTTGAAGTTGTGGTTCTTCTTCTGACATGTTTAAAACGGTGAATGCAAACTTTTGAGTTGGAACACTGCCAACTGCAAGTAAAGGATCTCCTTCGCCAGTGCTAATGAATGACTTCTTGCCTGGACGATTTACCCAATGTTGCATAAAGCCCATTGGTTCTGCGGAGATGAACTTAATTAATTTTACGTCTTCTTCAAATCTAAAATCAGTAGCGTACTTCTGATTTGACTTTGCTACTGCCTTCTTTGCAGCGGCCCAGCCAGTTTGAATTAAAGAGGAACGATTGGTTGTATCGTTCTCATTTTCCTTAGTAAAAATTTGCTCCAACTCTTCTGCTGAAGGTGTGTGAGCGGTTGTATCAACGTAATTATTTACGTTAGGTGTATCTTTTTCAATGCGAATACCCACTTGGGTACTCCTTTCATGTAGGATCATAGGATCATTGGTCATAGGTCAAATTCAAGAAACGGTTGTTTCTTGAGTGTGAATCTTAACCCATTTTTCCATCAATTCAATTGATAGATCTGGATGTCGATTCCAATCAACCCTAGGTACTCCTAAGAGTCCCCGGGATTGAAAACTTTTAATCGTGGTTTCAATAATTGCTCTGCTGTACATCCGCCAACCTGGCTTCTTTACACCATCAACAATCACTGACTTAAGTCTATAGGGTGCTCGGGGTATGTACCCTTTGCGTTCCCACAACCTAAGTGTAACCAACGGTCTGTTAAGTGCCAAAGCCAGAGCTCCGGCACTGAACAATTCTATACTCTTTCCGTTAGGTAGAGTCTTTAGTTGAGGCTCAGCATCCCAAGAGGAAAGCACCTTACGTACAGGAACATCTGGATTAGGTTCCCTGCGCTTCCTTTTAGACCCCGGATAGTATTCATCCAGGTCCCCAAATAATTTATCTACCTCTTCGTTCATGACTTACTGGTAATAAACGCCCATGTAATCTTCTTAGGAAACATAGTGTCTACATCTTCCTCAGTAAGTTTTCCTTCATATAGCGCAGCCATTACTTCGTCCTCAGCGATAGTTGGGACGGGTTTAATACAGCGCTCAGCTAAACCTTTCTGAGAAAGAATAATAATTGCGGCGTCCATATCCAAACTCTGAGTAACTCTACGCTCTCGCTTCAAAGAAGATACGCCCTCTACTGACTCAGGTAAAGATAGCCAGATATGTCCCTTATCGTCTACTTCGCCCTGTTTGTCCACAAGGTCTGAAAGCTCAGACTTAAGAACGCTTTGCTCTTTAGTTAAGTCGTCGATTCTACGTTTTAGAGTTACGTATTGCGAGACGGTGCCTAGTAAACCCTTAAGGGATACCTCACGTGATGGTTTTTCTACAGTTGCCATTATGCCCTCCTTAGTTGTTTATTCCTTTATGTATTCCTTTAACGCTTCAATAATAACTTCAGTCACTGTTCTTTGCTCTATAGCAGCCTTGTCCTTAACGGCAGACCACAACTCAGTAGAGACGCGGATAGTACGCGTAGGGGTCTTAGGCGAGTTAGGCATAGACCCATATTACAGGGAAACATTTTGTAAAAACCCCCGAAGTGACCCAACAGTCAATTTAATACCGCCCTGAGCATCAATTCCTTCGCCATCTACAACTGCCCCAGCCACTGCTAATTTTTGAGTAAGCATGGCGTGCTGTCGTTCCTCTACAGAACCTTCCATAAGTATATCCTGTATGACTATAGATCCCCACTCGCTGGATGCTCTTCTGATTCGTCCATTACGTTGAAGTGCGAGTCCGGCATTCCACGGAAGATCGTAGTTAATAAGAAGATTAGCTTGAGGTAGATCCACACCATAACCGCCAGCGTCAGAGCTGACAAGGATCCTAACTTCAGGGTTTGTTTGAAAACTAAGTTTCGATTCTTCTTTTTGTTTCGCATTCATTTCTCCAGTATACGGGGCACTGCCCCACTCGTTCAACTCGTTTCGTATCAAACTAACCATATGAACATAGCTAGTAAAGATAACTACCTTATTGCCTTCATACTCCGATAAGAAGTTAGATACGTATTCTTTTAGTGTAGCTAACTTCGGTGACTTTGTCACGGAAGCAAGACGTCCACTGGTCTCCAACTCTGCAGCGTATGCAGAAGATTTAGAAGATTTACGTAGCAAGTCCGGATGATCGCACAACATCCTAAGCGCTGTCAACTTCGACATAATCCGACCTCGCATAGCGTCAGCCCCATCGAACTGATCTCCCTGACCGTAGTGCGTAAAGATATCAAACGATGCTCCGTAAGAATCCATAGCCTCGTCTAAATCGTTAAGTAGTTCATAAACAATAGTCTGATATAGCTTCTTGCTAGCTGAGTCAAAAAGCACAAGAATGGGCTCTGCGTTGATAGTCTCTGGTAGAAACGGAGCTACGTCTGAATCGCTCTGACGTTTACGCACACACGCTGTCATCAATGTTTTGTTGAGAAGCGATAGATTTCTATATCGTTCTACTCCACCAAATCTGTTACGAACAATAAATGTTTGATCAAATAAATCAAACCTACCTAAAAGACTTGAATCCACAAACTGCATAATGCTGTAAAGTTCTTCGGGCTTGCCGTTTTCTACCGGAGTGCCGGTAAGAGCAAACTTATATTTGCTAGAAAGTTTCTTTACGTATTTAGATCGTTTAGATCGGAAAGACTTGATTGCTGTGGCTTCGTCACATACAACAAACCCTCTGGGCAATTTTGACACGGAAGTCCAGTCATTAACAACTTGCTCGTAGTTAAGAATGATGTAATCAACCCCGGTGATTTTCCAATCAAAGGCTTGTTTGTAAATATCTTCTCGTTGTTTTTTCGTTCCATCCGCCACCAAAGAGGTTGAAGATCCATTAGTAAATTTCCTTATCTGTTCAGCCCATTGATATTTTAGGCTGGAGAGACATATTATAATCCCAGGCTCACGTACGTAACCGCTATCCATTAGCTGTTCCAGCGCAGCGATTGTTAACACTGTTTTCCCCAGACCTAAATCATATGCAACCAGCATTTTTCCCCGTTGAGTCATTGCCTCAACAGCTTCTGGTTGAAACGGAAGTAGGGTGCCAGTAAAGGTCATGCGTACACAGCTCCCATACCGAATACAAAATGCTTAGCGTTCTCCACGCCGTATTCTACTTCCTCTAAAGACATATCTCCTATATCTTTTTTACCACTGTCTCCATAGGCAAAGAACAAGCATTCCATGCCCAATGACCGTAGTCTATTAAACATATCTACAGATATCTTCTCCCCTGCCGTATCTAACTTAGGGTTGTCAAAAGCAAGAATTAAACGATCGGCCTGACGCATAATGTCGATCTGCTCTGAGCTCACAGAAGCTCCAAAGGTTGAAACACCAGAACCAACTCTCAATGACTGTAGATATACGGCGTCTAAAGGAGACTCCACTACGATCATAGTTTCACCCATCCAGGCATCTAGACCAAATAAGGTTTTAGATTTCTGTACACCGGTGGGACGATTACGAAACAGACGAGAGCCTTGGCCCTTCTCTTGCCAACCCATAAGCTTATGAGTGTTCGCACTTCTAATAGGGGTAATCCAAGAGTTCTGCTTAGCATTCCAACGCACACCGAAAATATCACAAGCAGTAGCAGTTAGACGACGGGCAGCTAAAGCCCAATCCGGTGGCCTATCAAATACTGCAAGACGTGCTTCGCTCATCTCAACAGGTTTAGGTAACGATACATAGGACTGTCGCATCTCTTCTACATGCTTAATAAGAACGTCTAGGTCTACCTCAATAGAGGCGCGTAGCCAGTTCTTGGCTGCATCAAAATCTAAACGTCCCCACTCAGTTTTAAGGTCTAGTACTTCAGCTACGAGAGTGAGTAGCGTTCCCTTATAACCACAAGAAAAACAGTGATGCACTCCAGTCTCAACGTTAATAGACCACGAAGGATTGAAGTCTTCCTTACCTGTACGCTCTAAATGCATAGGACACCAGCCGGGCAATTCATCCCGACGTTGTTCCATATGCGTAAGCCCTAATCTAAGTAGGGCTTGAGCTACATCACCTTCCTTGTACATCCCGGCTTTCCCACTCCTCTATAGTGAAATTCTTATGGCAATGCATACATGTGTAATACTCTACTGGAGAAAGATAATCATCTTCGGCTAGCACTCCTGCCACTAACCCATGTTTATCACGCTTGCACTGCATCGAGAGCGCATAATTGCGTACTCTCCACAGAGGCGTCTTAAACTCAATAAAAAGTACTAAACGTCTAAAGTAATATCTAATTTTCAACACGGTCAATTGGCGTAGGTGCTGTGGCTAATGCGCCGCACTCCGCACACTCCATTTCTAAAAAGTAGAGCGAAATCTCGTAGTCATCAAACATAGCTTTAATGTTCCACAACATAGATCCGCAAACACATACGTGTAAAGGCGAGTTACTGTCTCTAAGATCGAGTGGCGACACGTGACCTCCTACGACGTAGTTGTTTGCGCTCTTTAAGTGTAGTGGCACCCCACACACCCTCTAACTCTGGGTGCTTCAGTGCGTATGAAAGGCAATCTACAAGTAACGGACAGCTGTTGCAAATGTTCTTGGCCTTTACCAAGTTGATATACACGCCGTTATCATCTGGAAAGAACAATTCAGGGTCAGCGTCTTTGCAAGTTTGTTTACCGTTAAATGGATGCTGTTCCGAATAGAGATCCATACTCTTCAAACTTCCCCTCTTCCCAGTCCCATAGCAGGTCAGTGGATGCTGGCCCGCAGTTACGGCTTGCAACAATTTTTAACTCTCTAGAGGTATCATCGTTCTCGTCCTGTTTCTGTAAGCCAAGAATCACATCAGAATCCTGATAGAACGAAGATGAATATCCAATGGCGTCCGCCGAAACTTGTCGCTTCTTCATCTTCCATAGGAGAACCTGAGTGGAGATGACGACTGGAAGTTCCTTTGCTAACGCTAGGTTTTTAATTGATCTGGTTATGTTTGTTAAAGATTGTGGGGTGTTTACCTCTCCGCTAATCTCGTCAAACATAAGATAAACGCCGTCTACAAAGACTATGTTAGGACGAAGCTTGTCAATCTTTGCAGCAAGTCCAGTCACTGTCATAGCTTGGATGGCGTCAGTTAGATAGAACTTGTGCATTGATTCCATACGCTGTAGTGAATCTTTATATCGTCTCTCTTCGTCTGGATTAAGAGCACCACGAATTAATCTTGAATGTGCAATCCTTGCCCGCACTGCATCGTGACGATGCTGCTGCTCGATATTAGTCATCTCAAAAGATTGGAACATAGGTACGAATCCATCTTCGTGAACGTTAACTGCCATCTGCATTGCAAGAACTGACTTACCTGTTTTTGGTGGAGCAATTATGGTAACTAACTGACCTGGCTGTAAACCGGCAGTTGCTTTATCAATTGTAGGAAACCCGGTAGCCATACCAAGCAATCCATTAGGACGAGTCTTGATAGAAAGATATTCATTAAACCGTTTTAGTGGAGCATTTGTAAGATCTATATCTGAAGAATCTTTTATGCCCTCGTCAGCAATCTTTGCTACACCAACACTCATTGCTGCAATAGCTGCGTCGTGATTTCCGCCCTGAATTGCTTCTGCTGCCGCCTGTACTACGTCAATAGTCTTCTGACGTTTGCGGTATTCAATCAGTTGATCTAATAAATAGTTGAGCGAATCATCTACTGACAGTAAGTTGTAAGTAGGAAAATTATCTTTAACAGTTACTGCAGTAGGAACTTCTTGATATTTAGACCAATGATTTACTAAAAAATTCCAAACAGTTCTGTTCTCTTCTACAAAAAACCACTCAGCTTTAACTCCAGCTTCTAAAAGCGGAACAATATCTCTAGTGCGGATTGCACGAGAAAGAAGCCGTAGCTCGTTATCTGCTGCCACTAGATCTTCCCCCTTAGGTCAAGATATCGGCTGCCGTATCGTAGAGCACGGGCAGGTATATCCACAACTCCGATTAGCTCTGGTCTATATGGCAGCTCGGCAACTAGGTCTGCCACTACGTTGTATCTAAGATAATAGTTAAATGGGTTAGTGCCCAAATTGTCCAGATCATCCTGAACTTGTTGCATTTCTTTTTTAGTCATGTCAAAGCCGACTAGTTCCATAGAGTAGCCGTACTTGTCAGAAAAACGCCAGAACATAGACAACGCTTGACGGTTATAAGAAACATCTTCCCCGACTACGGGAATGCCTAAGATTCGCTTGAAGGTGGGCTTTCGATCAATAATGCAATCTAAAGTTACTGCCACTCTCGGAGGAATCCCGTTAGAGATATCGCCCCCTTGCAAGTTAGATTACCTCAATTTTTCCGTAATCAATAAGTAGTTGTCGGAAAACAATAGGATCTTGGCTAGCAACAATAGCGTCTAGTTTAGAAGCGCGAGTTGACAGGTTGCATGGATAGATTCCACCATTCCTATTCATACGTGTTCTAACAAAGCGCATATGCTTGCAATGAGTTCTGCCACCAAAGCCAGGGCAATTACAACGCAGGGTTTTACCGTCTGCGTTAATGTCGACTTCGTGCACTCCTGTTTCTGACAGGAAGAGTTGTAGCACTTGCCAGTTACTCATCTTTATGCCCATCTTCTTCTATCCCCCTTCTCTGATACTACGTCAATAGGAACAAATGCTTCGTGCCCAAAGCTTCCCATGGACTCGCCATACATGTCATCCCACTTGTCTAAAGCATAGTTAGTAGTAATGATGGTTGGCAAACCGGCATTGAACCGTGCCCTAAGTAAAGCATCAAAAGTGTTTTCTGCCCAGCCTGAAGCGGTTCTATATTCTTTTCCAAGATCATCTAGTATGAGCAGACAAATATCGTTTTCTTTGCCAGCTTCACCATACAAGCCTTTTATAAGTAAATCAACAGCGTCATCTTCGTCTGACCAACTCATCTTTTGTAATCTTAAAAGCCTTGGATAATCTAGAAATACAATCGGCCTTCTTATAAAAGTAGTCTGGTTTCCCCAGACAGAAGCTTCTACTGTCAGTATTAATTCCTGAGCAATAGCAGAAGCCATTGTTGTTTTGCCGTGACCTGGACTGCCTTGGAGTAGCAAGCCCAGACCACAAGTCTTTTCACCAAAGGCTCTAATCACTGCTTGATTAGATACCAGATTGATCCACATAGAAATCTGATTTGAAACTTTATCTATATCGTCTAAGCGCATTCCAATAGTCTTTGCTGGAAAGTTAGCGTTGTTAATTTGCGCTCGCTTACTTCCAGGTAATTGCTCCAGTGAATACATTATCCCTCCAATAGTTTCAGCATCTTCTCTTGATGCCGTTTCATAGCTTCTGCATCACCCTTGGGTTGTTGATCTCGATGTACGATGCCATGAACCGTTGGATAGTATGCCACAAACCTGCGCCACAGTGGTTCGCCCACTCCAGGTTCTCTAATCAATCTAGGATCTGCAAAGAACATACGAACTGCTTTTAACATTCCTAGTTTAGTTGCGCCTTCACAAATCATTCTATTCATCCACGAACGCAATGCATCGCCGTTGATTTGAGATGGAACTCCTCTAGCGTGTTTACGAACTAAATCATAGAACTCACCAACGATATCTACAACTTCCCAATCTTCTTCCGGTTTATCAAACCGTTGCATACTGCGAGGTACGGCCTCGAATCGAGTCTTCTTGTACTTTGCATTCAAGCGAGCTTGCCTATCCTCTACCTTGCCGACAGCGCCGGGTGTTGCTTCGATCTCTTCGGCCACTTTTTTCTTAAGTGGTTTACTTTCCTCTTCTTCAAAAGGCCAAACCATTTCTTTTCCTTCCCGCCCGTCAGGGCCTAGAGATAAAGTACGTAGTACTTTATCTCTATTTAAGCTAAATGACTTATCACTAGTACTAGTATTAGCGACTGTTCCACTATTAATGTGTAGATTGCCTGAAAAACCGCTGACGGAAAACCCGTCACTGGTTTTCTTTATATAAGGCATGTTTAATGATTCATCAACAAACTTCCAGTAACTTCGGAACTGCCCTTTTACGCGGTGCTGTTCCATTTTGATATAGCCTGCTAATTCCAGCTCTTTCATAGCACTTCTAATTGCATCCCGACCTTCAGATACGTCCGGTCGATCTAAAGCTTCCTCTGCAGAGATAACTCTGCCAATCTCTAAGTAAAAATAAAATAATCCAGCAGCTCGTTTTGATAACCGCGGATCTGTTGCGGGTGTTGTCATATGCCCTCCTTTAGGGAGGACTTTAGCGGGGAGGTATCCTAGGTGGCAACTTCGCTGCCGGAGCGCTCCACTCATCTACTAGGAGTGTAAATACAAGGCTCATAAAGGCCGCTGCAAGCCCGTAGACGGGCAAATAGACCCAGTTAGTACCCAGTACTATGGCTGCACCTACAGAGGCTGTAAGGGCCAATAGACCCCGCCATTTGCCTAGGGGGCGTATCAAACCTTCTACGGCGCTGAGCAAACAGGCGGAAGCCAAAGCGGATATAAGTACTATCTCCATGGCGCCTCCTATTGGCGGAATACTACCCTATCCACATCAAAGACCACACCTATGGCTGGAGAGTCTGGAAGGCATTCAATTTTAACGTCAGCACTAGCTGCACCAAAGATCTGTGATTTAGGGGCATAGACGGCTATGTAAGCCCATCTGTTTAAAACAGAGACTCGTACGGTCTTAGTCTTACTAGTCAATAAGATATCTGCAGAGTCATAGAACCTAGCAGTTATTGTGTAGTTTCCAAAAGCATCTGCGTTCTCTGGCTTTATAGCTACGGATGTGTAATATCCCGCAAGGGTATCCACGGCTCCTTTTGTACTAGTAATACCGAAGGCAGTAGCTGCATTAGAGGTTACTTTTCCAAAAGCTACTCCGTTAGTTGAATACTCATCAAAGACAGTTCCTCGGTATAACTGACGAATTAAGGTAGAAGAGTTAGTTGTCCACCCATCAGTAGATTTTTCAAAAGACGGAGAGATTAAAATACTAGGAGTTAGCTCTG